CCTATGCGGAGCGAACAAAACAGACGGCACAGGCCCATGCCGCAACGAGGCGGGGAAGAACACGGATCATCTGGGTTTCGGGCAGTGTTCGAAGCATGGTGGTTCCACTGCTAATGGTCGGAAGCATGGTGAGTCGCAGCGGGCGTTGTGGTTGGAGGCGTTGGCGTTGAAGGTCGATCCGGCGTTGCGTAAGCTTGATGTGTTGTTGGATGCGGAGTCTGAGACGGTTCAACTGTCGGCGGTGAAGGATGTGTTGGATCGGAACGCTGTTCGGGTGGATGAGGACGAGAAGGAAACGACGGTTACGATCAATCTGAACATGGGCGAACTCCTGTGACATGGAGTATTCCATCAATGTCAACTCCGACTACCACCCCACACAACAGCTAGTAGCCGACGACCCCGCCAGATTCAAAGTCGTTGCTGCGGGGCGGCGCTGGGGAAAAACACGCTGGTGCATATCGGAGATCCTAGAGACTGCGCTTGCGGGTGGCCGCGCCTGGTGGGTAGCACCATCCCACAAGCACGCTAAAGAGGGCTGGGACCCTCTGGTGCGTCTTACACGGAAGGCTCTGCGTGGTGTGGCGGATGTTCGTTTGGTGGAGAAGGAGATAAGGTTCGGTAACGGCGGCCTCATCGAAGTACGCACCACATCAGACCCGAATCAGCCGTTGCGTGGTGCGGGCCTTGACCTTGTTGTGATGGACGAAGCAGCGTTTGTTCGTGAGTCAGCGTGGCATGAGGAACTACGGCCCGCACTAATGGACCGCGGCGGCAAAGCCATCTTCATCTCGACTCCGAAAGGCCACAACTGGTTCCACGACCTCTATCAGAAGGCCGACAAATCCGATTCGTGGGCCCGGTTCCAGTTCCCCACCTGGGACAACCCCTACATACCCGCAGACGACATCGCCGAGGCCCGCGAAGAGATGGGGGAGCTGCTGTTCTCCCAAGAAATAGCCGCCGAGTTCCTCACCGCCGGCGGCAACGTGTTCAAAGCGGAATGGTTCGACAAGTTCTACACCACCGCCGTAGCGGATGACGGGGTGACATGGTTTGTGCTACCTGACGGCACACGGGTGGATAGCAGGGAGGCAACCCGGTTCTGCACCGTTGACCTCGCAGCATCACTGAAAGAGAGCGCGGATTACACGGTTGTTGGTTCGTTCGCCGCGTGGAAGCAATGGATCGTCGTCCTGGAGATGAAACGGGTGCGGGTGGAGGCACCGGACATTCTTCCGTTGGTGCAGCAGCAGATCGACAGGTGGGATTTAGCGGCCGCGTATTTGGAGCGTGCCGGGTTCCAGTTGTCATTGATTCAGGAGGCGAGGCGGCGGGGTATGCCGGTGAAGGAACTGAGGGCTGACCGCGACAAACTGGCGCGTGCGTTGCCTGCTGCGGCGCGGATGGAGGCCGGTAACGTGGTGTTCCCTGTCGAGCAGCCCGCCTGGTTCGATGCGCTGCGCGCGGAGGCTATTTTGTTTCCTGAGGCGAAGCATGACGATCAGGTGGATGTGCTTGCGTATGGTGTTCGTGTCGCCGGCGGTTTGAAGCGTGCCCGTTCGGATGGTGTGTGGCCTGACGACCTGGGCCGTGTGTCACCAAACAAGATATGACACCCCCACATGGTATGGTGGTTGCAACACCATCCTAAAAGGAGGAAACGGTGAAGGTAGCAACAGAAACGATCACGCCCGTCAAAGCAGCCGAATATCTCGGCAAGAACGCGAACAATCGCAATCTTCAAGCAAACCGGGTGGCTGGTCTCGCAGCGGCGATTCGACGCGGCGATTGGGTTCTGAACGGCGAAGCGATCAAGTTCAATGGCAAAGGCAATCTCCTTGATGGGCAGCACCGACTTGCTGCCATTATCTCTGCCAATCTCCCAGTGGAAACACTCGTGGTGCGCGATGCGCCTAACGAGGCTCTGGACACGATTGATACCGGCAAGACAAGGAACGTGGGCGATGTGTTGAAACTGCGCGGCGAATCAAACGGCGCGCATTTGGCGTCAGCCCTTCGGCTGTTGGGGCAATGGAAGATCGGCAAGCCGACGAACTCGAATGCCCTTATAGCGGATGGATGGTCTCCCCAGTATGCCGAACGGCTATTGCGAGAGCATCCGTCTGTCCGCGACGACGTTAGCGTTGCGGGTGCGATGGCGAACAGGCACGCAGAGGCGGCCTTCCCATCTACTATCACGGCTTTTACCATGCATCTTTTTGGTGCGATTTCGGCGGACGCACGCGACGACTTTTTCCTCGGATGGGTCGAAGATAGTTCAGGTCCGCTCGCCGTGCTTCGCAAGACATTGGTGAAGGACAAGATGACAGCACCCCACGCGTCTAGCGGTCGGAGGATCGGGCGTTACGCCAAGCTTGCCTTCGTTATCAAGGCATGGAACTACTGGCACGACGGGGTATCCCCATCGCGTTACATATGGCGCGGCAACGAAGCCATGCCTGCTCCGGTCGGCGATGGCCCCCCCTGGGTCGATTGGGCAATCCCGGCAGGCAAGTGACGAAGGGTCGGGACCGCGCCGAGTATTTCAGAGAATACAACCGCAGGAATCCGATTATGCGGTTGTCGTTGCCGGAGGAGCTGTGGGCGCAGTTGGATGTGGTGGCAGCCAAGTGGGGCCTGAACAGGTCAGAGGCCATTCGTAGGATAATCTACGAGGCGTATGGCGTCGGCAACCCTGACGGTTCGTTGTGACCGTGTTATAGTGTGCTCAGCGTGTTGTGCGGGTGGGAGGGCCGAATCGTCTCTCCCCATCGTATTGGGCGTTCATGCCCCCCACCCGAACACGCTTGTAGCACCGAACACCTGTTCGTGCTAGTATTCCTGCTATGCCACGTGATCCCAATACGGGCAAGTTTGTGTCAGGTGTACCGCGTCAAGGTACAGGCACCACTTCCCATTCAGATGTGGTGAAGGCTGACAAGCCTCGAAACCCCGGAGCCGAACTAGGCATCAGCACGAAACACCGCTTAGGCCGCAACCTGTACGACGACTTCCTCCCACAACTACGGGGGCAGAAAGCCGCCCGCATCTACCGCGAAATGAGCGATAATGATGCGACTGTTGGCGGTGTGCTGTTCGCTATCGAGAACCTCCTACGCGAACTCACCTGGACCGCCGTACCATCCGACGACCTGAACGACGAAGCCGTAGCGCAAGCCGACTTCGTGAACGAATGCCTCGACGACATGACCCACGCCTGGGGCGACCACATCTCCGCAGCTCTGACGATGTTGTCGTTCGGGTTCGCACCGTTCGAGATCGTGTACCGGCGCAGAACAGAACGTGACGGCAGCAAGTTCGACGACGGCCAGTGGGGTTGGCGCAAATTCGCGTACAGGCCGCAGGACACCATCGCAGAGATACAAACCGACCGGGCCGGCGGTTATGAGGGTATCTGGCAGTACGCTGATGAGTCGCAGGTGTTCATCCCTATCGAGAAACTCGTGGTGTACCGCACAACGATGTCGCGTGGGCCGGAGGGACGTAGCCTGCTGCGTAACGCGTATGTTCCGTGGTTCCGTAAGAAGCGTGCGGAGGAACTGTTGTTGATTGGCATTGAGCGCGATTTGGCTGGGTTGCCGACTGCGTGGATTCCTGCTGACGACATTCTGGGTGGCGGCGCGTCGTATGATATGTGGAAGCGCATTGTGCAAAGAACGAAACGTGATGAGCAGGACGGCCTCGTGTTGCCTCTTGAGTATGATGAGAACGGGAACCGCCTGTACGATTTCACTCTGATGTCGTCCGGTTCGGGCCGCGACCGCCTCGGCAGTGTGCTCGCTGTCACCCGGTCGTGGGCGAATGATATTGCTGGTTCGATGCTCGCCGATTGGGCCGGCCTCGGCAGGGACGCTGTCGGTTCGCGGGCGTTGGCGGCACCGAAAATCGACATCTTCCTCAAAGCACTTGAAACATACGCGGATATGATCGCCGACACAGTGAGCCGGCATGCTATCCCACGTCTGATGGCATTGAACGGTGTACCGCGCCAGTTGAATCCGATTATGACGCACAGTCCGGTTGAGGACATTGACCTTGAAGCTCTCGGTAGTTTCATTCAGCGGACAGCACAGGCAGGCATGGCCTGGTACGGCTCGGAGGGCGGCGACGTTGAACGTGAAACGATGGAACTAGCGGGGTTCGATGCGGAGTTCGATGTTGATGATTTGGGGTTTGAGCGTGAACCGCTAATGCCGATGGAAGCCGACCCTGTTGAGATGCCCGATGAATAGCACCGGTTGTTGTGTTGGTTGTGATTGCGGCCCACCGAACCCGTCGTGACACTC